CTGTCTCTATCGATGACCTTTTATTATCTAGTGCGTTCTTGTCTAATTTAGACGAGGCTAAAAACCACTACGATGTTAGAAGCACATATTCTTCAGAGATGGGAAGAGCATTAGCGAACAAGGTAGACCAACATCTACTTCAGCTTACAGTTCTAGCGGCGGCGGCATCTACTACTATAACAGGTGGTTCAGGTGGTGAAAACGTCATAGACGCTGATTGCAAAACTAATGCGGCTTCAATGATAACATCAATTTTTGAATGTGCTCAAGCACTTGATGAAAAAGATGTACCTTCTCAAGATAGATGGGCTGTGGTTACGCCAGATGTTTATTACCAATTAGTTGCGAATGATAAAATTCTCAACAGAGATTTTGGTGGTAACAATGGTGTATATAGTGATGGTACTGTAATTAAAGTTGCAGGTATCAACATTGTAAAATCAAACACTGCTGTCACTGCGTTTACTGACCAATCTGCTTCAATTAGTGGAACTAACAATACTTATTCTGTTGACGCTCAATATGTAGGTGCTGTTGTATTTCATAAATCAGCGATTGGAACTGTTAAATTAATGGATTTGGCTATGGAGTCAGAATACGACATTCGTAGACAAGGTACATTAATGGTTGCGAAGTTAGCTTTAGGTCACGGAATATTAAGACCTGAAAGTGCTTGCAAAATAGTATCTCAGTAATAATTGAACAACTAACGTAAGGGATAGGCGAGACATTTAGTTTCGCCTTCCCACAAACTTATTTAAAAATTATGGCAACAACAACAACAAGAACTACACAATTAGAAGCAGTTAATACAATGCTTTCTACTATTGGAGAAAGTCCGGTTAATTCACTAACTGGTAGTCTACCTCTTGATGCTTCAATAGCAGTAAATATCTTGAATGAGGTAAACAGAGAAGTTCAGAGTGCTGGATGGAAATTTAATACTTCTTGGAAGGTTTCACTTCCTAGAGATGTAAATAACAAATTAGTAGTTGGAACAGATGTACTTCACATTGAATTTAATCATCTAAGAGAAAGTAAATCTTCTTACGACCCAGTTTTAAGAGGAAATTATTTATATAACTTAGCTAAAGAAAGTTACACGTGGGACAAAGATTTTGAATATGTAACAGTTATTTATCTTTTAGATTTTGAAACTATTCCTGAGCAAGCGAGACGATACATAACAATTAGAGCAAGTAGGATTTACCACGATAGAACTTTAGGTTCTCAAGCTATTCACAAATATTCTTTAACAGATGAATTAGGAGCATTGGCTTTACTGAAACAAACAGAAGCCGATACTGCTGACCACAATATTTTTGATAGCCTAGACCAATTCACAACAATTAATAGAAATAACACTATTAAATATAGTACGTAACTATGCCTTTAATATCTCGAAACATCTCAAATTTAATCGGAGGTATTAGTCAACAGCCTGAGATTCTGAGGCTTGAAAATCAAGCAACAGCTCAAGTTAATGGCTTTTCAGGAGTAGTAGAAGGCCTGAAAAAACGACCTCCAACTGATTATGTAGCTAAAATAAGCTCAGGTAGCTTAAGTTCTGCACACATACATTCTATTAATCGAGACGTTTCAGAGAGATATATAGTAGTTCTTACAAATGGAGCTATTTCTGTTTACGACACTGCTGGAAATGCAAAGACAGTAGTTGCACAAACTAATGCCACTAACTATTTAGCAACCTCTTCACCTAGAAGTGATTTTAGATGCTTAACAGTTAATGACTATACTTTTATAGTAAATAAATCTCAAACAGTTGTAATGGATAGCGCAACCAGCACAGCTAAGGTTGAGCAGGCCATTTACCAAGTTACTCAAGGTGTTGATTCTACAAAATATTCTATAACAATAGATTCAACAACTTATTCATTCACAAGCTCAAATTCTGATACTGAGGATATTCGTGATGGATTATTTTCAGCAATAGGAACGGTGACAGGTTATACTTTTACAAAAATTGGAAATTCATCTTTTAAAGTAGTTAAAGCGGCTGGCACGCTTTCAGTTTCAGCTAGTGATGGTTATGGAGATAAAGCTTCTCAAATAATTTATGACAGCGTTCAAAACTTTTCTGATTTACCAGCAACGGGTATAGACGGACAAGTAGTAGAAGTTAAAGGTGATGCTTCTACTAATTTTGATAATTATTGGGTGAAGTGGATGGATAGCACTTCAGTGTGGGAAGAAACTTTAAAGCCTGCAATAGAATATAGACTTGATTATGATAAAATGCCTCATTTACTTATTCGTACAGCAGATGGAAATTTTAGATTAACTCAAGCAGATGGTTCTTCATATACAATTTCTGCAACTTCTTACGATGTGCCAGCTTGGGGAGATAGATTAGTTGGAGATTTAGACAGTGCTCCAAATCCATCTTTTGTTGATACCAATATAAATGATATTTTCTTTTTCAATAATCGTCTCGGTATGATTGCAGATGAAAATGTAATTTTATCTAGGTCTTCTGAATACTTTGAATATTTTGCTGAAACAGTTACGGATGTACTTGATACAGATTTAATTGATATAAATGTTAGTCATACAAAAGTTTCAGTATTAAAATCAGCAATACCATTTGATGAAGACTTATTACTTTTCTCAGACCAGACTCAATTTATTTTAAGTGGTGGAGCTTCTTTAACTCCAGCTAATGTAACTGTAAATGTTGCAACAGAATATGAAAATACCACAGGTACAGTTAAACCGGTAGGAGCTGGTTCAAATGTATTCTTTGGATATGAACGGGGTAACTATTTAGGTATTAGAGAATATTATCTTGAAAGTGATGGTGAAACAAATACAGGTGAAGATATAACTGCAAATGTACCAAAATATATTCCTTCAAATGTTTTTAAGTTTGCTCTTGCTTCTAATGAAAATATATTAATTGCTCTTAGTTCAACTTCAACAGAAGTAAATAACTTATATGTGTATCAGTGGTTTTATGCTGATGCTAAAAGATTACAAAGTTCTTGGCACAAGTGGTCATTTGGAACTTCTTCTAATGTTACAATCCTAAATGTAGATTTTATTGGTTCTACTTTATATTTATTAATGGAGAGGTCTGATGGAGTCTATATAGAAACTATGGATGTTGCGCCAGCTACAGTTGATGCTAGTGCGGATTATCTAACTCATTTAGACAGAAAAATTTCAAATGATACTTCAGGAGTAAGTGAAAGTTATAATGCAGGAACAAATCAAACTACTATAACTATTCCTTACACTAGAGATAATGCTATGAAAGTAGTAGGAGCTTCAACAGCTTCAAATGTGGCTGGACAGGCCATTGATACAGTATCTCAATCAGGAACTAGCATTGTAGTATCAGGCGATATTACTGCTTATGACTATTATTTAGGTGAAACCTATACTTTTTCTTATACGTTTTCTCAGCAATATATGGCTTTAGGAGACCAATATGCTTCAGGAACGAGAACTAGAGTAAGACAAGGTAGACTGCAAATTAGAAATTGGACAGTCAGTTACAACGACACAGCTTACTTTGTGGCAACTGTAACACCTGATGCCAGAGATACCTCAACAACTACATTCACTGGAACAATAGTAGGAAGTGGATTAGCTGGCACTGTTAATCTTGAAGATGGCTCTTTTACTTTTGCAGTACAAAGTAGAAATGAAGGATTGACAATTGCTTTAACCAACGACAGTCACTTACCTTGTAATTTTGTAAATGCAGAATACGAAGGGTATTACGAAAGTTAATCCTTATTTAAGATTAGCTACTGAACAAGATTGTATTAGGTTAGCTCCAAGATTAAGAAAAGAAGATTTTCAAGAAATAAAAGCAGTAACGGGTGAAATGCCTTTGCTTAGTTTAATTGTAGGCTTAAGGCATAGTGACGTACCTTTAGTTATCTGCAATCAAAAAGATGAAGTAGTAGCCATGCTCGGAGTTGTACCTTGTGGACTTATTGGTGCAATTTGGATGTTTGGTACGGATGATTTAAAAAAAATTAGTTTAAGTTTTGTACGGAATTGTAAAGACGTTTGTAATGTAATGAAAAATAATTATCAGCTTCTTTATAATTATGTAGATGCTCGAAACACCTTGCATATAAATTGGTTAAGGTGGATGGGATTTACTTTTATTAATAAACATCAACGATATGGAATAGAACGTAGATTATTCTACGAATTTATAAAAATTTAATGTGTGACCCAACTTTAGTAATAGCCGGTGCTTCTGCAATGATGCAATATCAGCAGAGTATCAAACAACAACAATATCAATGGTGGCAACAGCAGAAACAAAACGAATTAGCTTTACGTAATTTAAAATTCAGAAGAAAAGCTGAAACTTTAAAATTAAGACAATCTAGTGAAAAGAATTTAAAAAAGTTAGAACTAGCAGAAAAATTAAGTAGAAGAAAAAGAGCTACATTTAAAGCTAAGAAAACTTTTACTGGAAATACTTTTAATACTTTATTAGCTAATTATTATGACAGTATATCTTCTTATAGGAATGTAGTATTAGGAAATATTGAAAAGAATGTTTTCCAATATGGCGAAACTCAAAAAGCTTTAACTAATCAATATGATGCTCAGTCAACTTATACAGTAGCTCCTGATTATCTTTATACAGCCGGAGCTTCAGCTTTATCTTTTGCAGGTAGCTATTACGAATATAAAGCTAGACAAAATGCAAATGATGTAAATCCTGATTATTACAGTTACAATTTTAATCCTGATGGAAGTACATAATGGCCAAAAAAATTACTAAAGACCCATCACCTTATTTAGAATTTGCTAGTGGTGTAGAGCCTGAAGTTGTTTCAAATGATTTTAATTTATTTTATAAACCGGATGTAAGGCCTCAAAACAAAGCTCTTAATTCTCTTATAGCTTCTTTAAGTAATATAGTGCCAACATTGGCCACTTATGAAGTTACCGAACAAGTAAAAGAAAAAGAAAAAGACGAAGCAAAAGCAATTAAAGATATGAGTGTTAATAAAAAGGCTTTTGATAAATTGATTGTTGATGGCAAAATTCCAGCTAGTGCTAGTCCATTTTACTACAATAAAATGATGGAATTAGACCTTATTAATAAGAGTAGGAAATTTCAGAAAGAATTTAATGAATTAGCTGGTAATTCAAAATTTCATGAAACTTTAAATGCTGATGGATGGACAGAAGCTTATGAAGGAAAATTAAAACAATTTTATACAGATGAAGGCTTAGAAAAGTATGACCCACTAGCATTAAAAGTATTCTTCGATAAGACTACTAATTTCAGAAATCAAGAAGAACAAAAACATAATGCTAAGAGATTAGCATATATTCAATCACAAACTGAAAATAGCGAGATAATGAATATTGCTGGCCTGATAATTGAAGGTCAAGATAGTAAATTAAGTCCTGAAAACTTATTAACCGATTTAAAAACAGAAATAGATAGCCTTATATCTGTCAATAAAAATAAAGATAGAAGCAACAATATATTTGTAAAAGGATTAGAAAGTTATATTGAAAATGTAAATGATGAAACAGGACTTATCTATGCTGGTAAATTATTAAATAAATTAAAAACTTTTACACTAGGAACAGGTTATTTTGGAGGAGGTAGTAAAGGTAAATTTTTAATTAAAAATTTACCTTTACTACCTCCTCCAAAATAACCTGTTCCTAGTGTAAAAGTTTTTA